AGAGAGAATCTAAAGAAATAATTTCTTCTGCTGCTACAGCACCTTGAGACTCATATAAATGATGTAAAGGAGCCCCCGTCAAAGTCTCAGTATCCCAACTATAGCGATCTATCCAATCACCCCAGTTACTTCCATTATAAAAAGCTAATTTAATAGTATAATAAGCATTACCTGGATGACGATTATTATTACCACTTGTATTTATCATAGATGAGTAAGAAAAAAGTAATCTAATCTCATCTACTTCTTCTGCTTGAGTAGCAGATAAACCAAATCCAGATTCATTAGTGCCTTGAAAAGTATATTCATTAGCACTAGACCCTTCATCAGGGCCTTCAATTGCAGGCGGATCAAATCCACTTCCTGGACCTATTGCGACATTACCAATTCCTAATCCTTCATTATTTGGAAAACCTACTTGATCTAACCCTCCGTGTCTAAACTCAAGAGAAAATCCTTCATATTTTACAGTAGGTCCTACGCCTTTTTGTACTTCTGCAATATCTCTATCTACTCCAGTAATATCTGCTTTATAAGTACCAGTAGTACCAGTAAAAGCACTTTCTAAAGTTATAGTAAGTCCATTTTCTGATACTGTACTAAAAGGGAGGGCATCATCTATAATTATTTTATAATCGGTTCCATCAACCCAACCAGTAGGCATATTGTAACTTAAAGGTTTAAAATATGCTACTTTATCAGATACATAGGTTTCTATGAACCCTTCAAATATAATAGAATCATTTGAAGATAATCTAACAAATGTAGACCTATGTGGGTTTCTTCTATCCCACTCCATACTTTCTTCAAATATATTTGTAGGCGAAGTTACTTTTATTCCGCCGAGAGACCCATCACTAAGTACTGCTTGATATACAGTTGTCGCACCCGTTGCATTACGAGACTCTCGAAGATGTAAATATCTTCTTTCAGTTGTTTGAGGGATAGTATACTCAGTAGTATTTGGATTATATATTACGTCTGCTTCACCATTTTCAAGATAAAATGTTGCAGACGTGCCAAAAAGAGACTTTGCAGATTGACCTAAATCTTCTGCCGGATCATCATTCAAATATACACTAGCAGACCCATTAACGAGTCCTTTTATAGGGCCTTCTGATATGACATCAGTAATAAGCATATCTTGACTTTTACCAAATACTTCCATATTAGCGTCAACATAAGTAGTGTTCATTACATCTGCTTCAGGATGAGAAACCCCTGGAGGATTTGTACCTGGTACAAATGATTCCAAAGAATTAGCAAAATCCCAATCTCCATCAGTACCATGCGTACCAGCATAAGGGCTTAAAGTGGCCCCCTCTTGGCTAGTATTGGCTTGAGAAGGATTACTAAGTATAGTAGCTACTATGGATTCTTCAGTTGTTACAAATTCACTTACAAGTCTTGTTCTATGATTTTTTACTTCAAAAGAAATAGGTTTACCAGGAACTCTTAATTCTCCATATAAAACTGGAACAGGATCTCCCTCTACTATATTCTGCTGTGAGCCACTTAACATGTACCCTTTTTCTTCTTCTTTATCTACTGCAGGATCAGGAGCCATAATCTGAGCAATACCCGTATAAGCTAAATTAGCCGCAAGACCCATAGCCGCACTTGCAGCGGCTTGAGCTACTCCTCCCTGAGCCATTGCAGCCGCAAAAATAGATTGTCCTGAAGACACAGTACCCAACGAGGCCGAAATTCCGGTTGCACCAATCGTACCAGTCCCCCCAATAGCAGTAGTAGTTTGTAATCCGAGTGCTCCTCCAATACCCCCAGACATTAGTGTGAAAGCTATAAGTGCTGCAGTTAAAATTTTAGCTTTACCAGATCCAGAGCCTGCAGCAATAGGAGTTATAATTATATCCCCCTCTCTTAATGGAAGTAATAATTCTCTACCATCTTCTAATTCTTTGCCATGCACTGTTATTGAGAAGCCTATATCTTCTTCCATACAGTTAAATAAATAAGGTCTAAATTCTGGATTATTAGCATTTATAAGACGAATAGCATCCTGTACCGTATCTCCTACAAAAGGATGTACAGTTCCGAATTTACTAGCCATTTCGCCATTTAAATAAATTTTACGAGCCATATCTATATATTCCAGTTAAATGCTTTTTCCATAAAGGATAAAGGTTTTCTCTACAGGATAATCTGTTTACTGCATGATGAAAAAATATATCATCATCTAAATATACACCACAATGTGTACCTACATTCGCTCCCATTGAAAAAATGAGAACATCATTTTCTTTTAAATCTTCTACAGGGTGAAAACCCCATTCTTTAATATGTTCAGAAGTGAAATAATCTTTTCCCTTTTCCCACCAATCATCTAAATAAGGCTCTCGCCTTCTTAAGTTTATTTTTAATTTCTGACTATAAAAATCTCGTATTGCTTCTAAACAATCAAATACACCAAATTCATATTCTCGCCCTGCTAGTTCATTAACTACTTTTCTAGGCTTTAATATTTCTAGTTCCATATTAGGATAGCTAAAAATATAATAAGGAATCCCTAAAGCATTGCAATATTTTCTATCGTTATAGCTTGGTTCTGGGCTACTATCAACATGACTATGTACTATTGCTATAACATCACTATTTAGATTAGCATTGTGAAAATCCTCTGTATTCATTATAAAGTCTTCTTTTTGTTCAGCAAGATTTTCACAAGGAAACCATTTTGACTTGCCCTTTACAACTCCTATTACGCCACAACCCTCTTTGGGGTACCACGACCTGAAATGATCTTCTATGGCGGATAAATGTCGTATCATCTGAACTTCTTGCTTCCTGGAAAAGAGCCGAAAGGTAGCGCCTTCTGTGTATTTTTATCTATTTTAGGGTAAGAGTTAGTTGTGCTTGCAGAATAAGGAACAAATTGAAATCTACACTTACAAGAGGACATCTTTTTACCACATATTTCAGCTCTAAGCCAGTATCTGGATCCGGGTGCTGGAGTACTTGAAGAGGAAGAAGTATGTGTCACAAGTAACTTCCAAACAGTATTACTATGTTCTACATATTGTGTGCCTGATTCTGTATTATAAGCAGTTGAGGTTGCCCAAGTTGCATAACCTTTAGCTCCAGAATGTCCCGCAGCTATTGTAGCTGTTAATTGTGCACCTTCTGTAACTAAAGGATTGTCATCTACATCGAAGTAAGCTTTATGAGATCGCATTGGGTTATTCCCATCCGTACATTCTACCGTACTGTCCTCCTTCCAAGTACATCCTCCACCTTTTTCTTTAAAATGTCCTTGATAAATCCAACTACAATATTTTCCTATAACTTGTCTACCTGGTAATTTTATTCCTGCTAAATCATATGGTGCACTAAGTTCAAAAGTAATTGCTAAACTAGTTTCGCTCATAACTCTATCTAGGATAAATTTCTTTTTCGGAAATTCTATTGGGAGAGCACCATTTCCAGTATTATTACTATAAGTTCCTGAACTTTCTAAATTATTATTTAGTGTTTGTCGTACAACAAGAGTTGCACCTATTAGTTCCTCATTAGTTACTCCGACTAATGAACTAAATAAAGTAGAAACATTTGCTACGGTAAGAGTAGGTCGATTAGTTGCTCCATCTGCTTGATGTTCTATTCCCGTCATCTCTATAGGGAAGGGGCGATACTCTCTAATCTTATAAGGACTAGTTGCATCTTCAAAATATATTTCATCTAAGTTTTCATCTAGTCCAGGATGGAAATATAGAGTTGTACTATCAAAAGTCAACTCGAATAACGATACTAGCTCACTGCCAAGATCGTGTTTCTGTACTGCTTCTATTAAATCTGTCATGCTTCATAAACCCTTCTAAATGTTGCGGAACAACTATAAAAATCCCCATAATCATAGCCCATTCCATATTTGTCAACCACTACTTTAATTGTAGAAAACTTATCGCCGTTGTCAAGAGTCCCAGAGCCATTACTATCAGGGATTCTAAAATCAAAAGAAGCTCCTTTTCTTGAGTCAAAAAAGGCCATTATATCATCTATATTCTCTTTTGGTCTAGTTGCAAAATTTAGACTGTAAGATTCCTCAATAATATTTATACCATCTACTAGTCTTTGTTCGTATCCATCGCCAAACTTTACTACTCTTATTCTAGCAGTTGGATTTCGTGCCAGCCCTTTATCAGGAATAACATCAGTATTTGCCGAAACATAACTCTCTGTGCCGGGTATAGTAAATCCTATTTCAGCCATTATGCTGCTCCATACGGATTAAGAATTCCGCCTGATCGTTTCTGATTTTGTAATTCGTCTTGAACAGCTTTAGCGATGGCTTTACCTAAACCTTCATTATCGCCTCCACCCTGTACTTGAGCTTGACCGCTTGGTGAGACATTTACAGTTACATTATTAGTTTGTGCGCTACTTCTCATATCTACTGGAATAGCTTTACCATTAGGTAGAGGTACAACAGCTTCATTATGTCTACCTTCTCCAATTAAACCAATTGTTGGACTAGAAGCTATTCCTCCGCGTGCATATTTACGGAAGCCTCCAGGTATAATACCCCCATGAGCAAATCCAAACATACTGAGCATACTCATAAATCCGCCACCGCCGAAAAGTTGTCCAAATATATCGCCCATGCCACCGAATAAGCCCCCTATACTTCTAAGAAAACTTCCACCGGCTCCGAAAAAGTCACCTAACTTAGTCATCCAAGGTGAGTCGGCACTAAAGAAACCAGTTATCTTACTCCAGAAACCTCCTGTCGTTACTTCACTCTTTTCTTCATCTTTTCTATCGACTTTAGGTAAATCCATTAATTTTGACCACATACTACGTTCTGGATCTACACCAGCATGAGCATCAGCTACGACTGCTGTTCTATGTCGTTGATCATCTAATTTTCTCCGTGTCTCTACTTCATATATTCCCGCTACTCTTTCGGCATCAGCATCTCCTGCTTCGGTGAAACCGCCCTGCATGTTCCCACCTGCCACACGGATTAATTCATCCATCTTTGTATTCAAACTAGTATTATGAGTAAAAATTGAGGAAGTTGGTGAATCAGTAAGAGCTTTTTTAAAGAAAGTCTTTTGATCTGCTGACAAAATCGGGTCAGTATCAATATTAAATTCTGCTACTTCAGTAAGCATACCTCTTAAAATGTCCAAAGCTTCTTTATCGTACGCAGTTTGGGCATAAAGAAGTCGTTCCATCTCTGCTTGATCATCAGGTAGACTTTCTAAAACTCTTGTCGATGCCTCATCACGAGATAGACGAACCCCTTCTACTACACCTAATGCTGTACCGCCGCTTGGGTCCGAAGGCTGGGGTAGTCCTAGAACGCCAGTAGCGGGTGATGTTGTCATAAATTGAGTAGCAGTTTGATTCATTTGATTAGCCCAGTATTCAAATAATTGTTCCCAAGAGGCTCTTACTGTTTCACCCCCATCTTCTATTGCTTCTTGATTTTTTTGAGCTTCTGTCTTACCTCCAAAGAAAGTCATTAGACCTTCAGTCATTTGTTTTGCTAAAGTATCTATTACAGAGCCTACTACGGTTTTGGCTAATGTCAGCATAGCCTCTTTAAGACTTGCTTCTTCTCCTTTCATAAGAGAAGATAAAGATTTCGTTAATCCAGATTCTAAAGATTGCTTTGCTGTATCTGCGATTTGCATTTCATAGTCAAGTTTTCTTTTAACTGCGTCAGCCTTAGCATTTTCAATTTCTTCTTCTAATTTTAATTGTTCAAGCCTTCTTAGTTGTTGCTCTTCTCCTTTAAAATCTCTCTCTGTTTGTTTTTGCATTTCATCTATTTTTGCCATAATTTCAAATCTTTCATCTGCAATAGCTAAAACTTTAAGTTCATTTTTCCTAAGCTTATGTTGTAATTTAAGTCTAGCACCTACAAGTTTTGTAGCTCCTAACAAAGATTGTTCTTCTTCTAGAGATTGTCGTAATCCTCGTGTTGTGGCCTCATCCTTCCTTCTATCTAACATATCAAATAAAGCAATTTGTCTTATAAGCTGTGCATTTCTTTTTTGATATCCTTCTGCCTCCTCATCTTTTGTTCCTGCAGGCATGAAACCAACGCCAACTTTTTCAACCATTGCCAAAGCCTGATCTCTAGTTAATTTTTCAATTTCTTCATTATCGGGAAATGAAGATCTAAGTCTTTCTAATACTTCGTTCTTTAAAGTATCTTCCATACGGCCTTCAGTGCTTCTTCCTTGAATACCTAACAAAAGTTTATCTGTTTCTTGAGCATTTTCTTGTTGCATCCTATTAGCATTTGACAAAGCAGCTGTCCATTCATTAGAACGAGATGTAAGACCAGCTATTCTCTCTTGTATTTTCTCCAGTTGCTCCGACGTACCATCAAGTGTAATATCCTCTAATGTTATAAAATAGTCTAAAAGGTCTCTGGCTGGATTTTTTGCATCTGAAAATTGTTCAGCTATTATTTCCGTTGAGCCTATTAAATCTTCATAATACTTTCCTAATTCTATTTGAGTTACATCTTTTGATGATTTAAGGTAAGCAATAAGATTTCCATTCATGCCTGCCAAGGCATCGTCCGCAGGCCCTATTCTTTGGGTTAATAGTGCTATTTCATTTTCCAGACGAGCAGTCATTTCCGCTCCGTCACGATAAGAATTTCTTATATGACTCATATGTTCTACTGTTTCTCTACTAACGTCTTTACCTTCCCCGAAACTACTAAAAAATCCCGAAGCTCTCCCTTTTCCCTCTTCCAAATCAAACAGATCCATATTGCCTGAGATTTCCTCTTTTATACGAATTAATCTGTCCCTTGAAGCCTCAATTTCGTCCACGCTATCAAAAAATTGTTCATGCTCATCTGGTGAAAATATTCCTTGCATTAACCCAAAACCGCCTTTCAAAGTCCACCAACTATCAGTAGTACCCCATAAGTTTTTCCAAGATTTAGTAGCTGCTCGTAAATCCTCATCAATTCTTGCCAAGTTTACTTCAAGCTGCGCGGGGTCCATCATATTCACAAAACCTTCCCAAGCATCCTCAAGTATTACACCCTGCATCCTAGGATCTAACTGACCTATTCTATTTCCTAAAGCTTCAAAAAATGATAGCATATTTTGTCCATCTTCAGTTATTATTTTTTGTACTTCATTAAACTTGCTAAATTCTTGATTTAATGCTGCTACTTTTTCACCTGCAGCACTTAATTCCTCAGCTGATTTATCTGCTTGTTCTTCAACTGCAAACAGTTGTTTAACTGTCATAGCTATCGTAGCTATTATAGAAATCCAAGCTACAGCACTCATTGCGAAAGTTAAAACTGCTCCGGTTGCCGCAGCAGCCGCTGAAATTCCTCTCAATGCTAATGACCAAGCAGCCTGAACACCACTTGCTACTACTCTTATACCCGCACCCATATTTTTAAACGCGAACAATATTTTTTGAGTAGTTCCTACTGTTCCTGCTGACATAGACTTTAGAGCGATTTTCCAATCCTTTGACATTTTTATTCCGGCCGCCTTATTCGCATTCACAGCTTTATTAATATAACCCTGATCTCGTTTACTTAACGTTTCCCCCCGCATTACTTTTTGATAAGTTTTTCCTGATGTGCTTTTGAATATATTCTGTCCCTGCATTGCTTTTTGTGCTTGAGCAGGTACATTTCGTTGAGTTGCAACTCTCTTTTTTTGTGTTCTTTGTAAATCTTCTAGTTTGGCTCTTGCGTGTTGATAGTCCATAGCCAGAGTTTTAGCTCTTGCAGAAGCATTTGTAGTCCAAGATGCTATTCCTGATTTCATAAGACCAGTAGCAAATATTGCCGCTATACCTACAATTAATGCCGGAACTTTAGTCAAAGTTTTAGCTATCGGTCCAGCTATCATTTGTGCGACTTCTTTCAAATCATTAACAACATCATCAAATGCCACCCCTAGTTGAGTAAACTCATTACCTTCTGGCTCCATAACCTCCATTATACGCCCATATTTACTTTCTAATTGCCCCAATACTTCTACAGTAACAGCCTGAGATTTTTCAAATTGTGTTAAATCCTTAGCACTTTTACCTACAGTAGCAGCATATTTTTCTGATGCATCAGTAAGTCTAAGTATAATACCTAGTTCATCTAATAGTTCTGGTTCGGCTTTTGTTACGCCTCGGACGAGACGATTGAAAGAGTCTGTAACATCTCTACCTAATATAATAGAAACGTCTTTTGCCCCCTTACCAAGTTTAACTAATTGATCATTGGTTAAACCTGCCGCTTTACCTATAGCTGCGGATTGGGAAGCATCTGTAAAAGTAATTTGCGCATCAGTAGCATCTCTAATATCATTAGCAAGAGATTTAAGTGCCACACCTGTAGCAGAGGCATAAAGTACTTGACCTTCTTTTAGTTTTTCATGGTCTCCTGCACTTTGTAAAAATCTGAAAGCAGCTCCAATGGCAAAGATATTAGCGGCTAAGGTAGCATAGGCTCCAACGATTCCGCCCATACCTTGTGACATTTTTGAAAAGTTTTTAGATGCACCAGAAGATTGGGCACTAGCTCCTTTCCAATTTCTATTTAACGTAGTGGTACTTTTTGAAGTTTTATCAGTTTGCTTACCCAGCTTTTTCATCTGCACAGTAGTTTTCTGAACGCCTTTACCTTTGACGTTAACATCCATATCTACTGAATTTTTACCTTTAGCCATTATCCTTGTACGTTATGGGTGTAGTTTTTACCTCCACCGCTTGATTTTTGTCTACGTTTGTCTGCTTCTCTTTTTTCGTCTGCTCGTTCTGCTCTATAATTAACTAGTATTCTTTCGTACATTTTCATAAAGTACATAGTTGTTTTTTGATCCTCTACTTCCCATATGTCAAATAATTGAGAGCAATGTCCCCAATCTTTGCCCATATATGAACCTGACATTCCTTCCCAAACATCTGATAAAAGATCAAACACAAAAAAAGCCACTTGAATCTCGATCGGAAACTCCGATTGAGATAGCGGCATCTTTTCTGGATCAGGCTCTTCCCCTAGCTGTTCACAAATCCTATAATACTTTTCTATATCAATAGTAGCATTACGCTGATTTATATATCGAACAAATAGATCCTGAATTCGCTCTACTTGTTCCCAATAAAATTTTCAAGATCACCTACTACATCCGTTACCCATGTATCGAAATCATTAGAATTTCTCATAAGTAACTCGGCATTGTCTTGAGTATGGGGCAACAAATCATCGGGGGCATAGTCAGAAATATCCACCAAAAGAAACTCTTCTAAGTATGAAAACTTCAAACCAGTCCAGCCTTTAATTACTGCTTTAGTATATTCTTTAAGAAATTTATCTTCATCTAAAGACTCCTCTGGTTGATGAGTTTTTCGATTAAACTTTGTAGATAAACATCTTTTTCTAAGTTTTAGTAATTCTTCCCGAGCCAAATAACATATGGACACTTCGAATCCATCACGTCCAGGAAAATCTATTTGTACTGTTTTACTTGGAGTCATAAGACTCGCTAATGAAACCGGATCAGCTTTCGATTTCGCAGTTGCTGCATCTACCATGGGTACTTCCTATTTTAGTTAAAAAAGTAGCAGGGGTTTTACCCCCTGCTCGATTATTATTACATTATACTTCAACTTGACGAAAATGTCAAGAAATATTTTTATTACGGTGCTGCTGGGCCTTTGTATACCATTGATACTTCGTCTGCTGATTCAATTGAGTCTGGCAAAGCCATAAACGTTGTTTCTAGAGTAATAATGTCTTCAACAGAGTGAGTAGGAATATCTACGTGACACCTAGGAAACTCTAACATTAGTGCTGTCTCTGCAAGATCAGAGTCAGAGATCGCATTACCTGAAACATCTCCCCCTCCAATTGCGAAAGTTAATTTGAAATCATTAGTTACCTCAGATCTCTGAGCAGTTGAAGTTAGATCGCCAAAAAAGTCTCTACTAGAATTAACATTCGTATCATCTTCTGTCAAATAACAAGTAAAAGAGCCTCCAAAATTACGAGGACCTGTTACGTGACCAATTGGAATATTCACAGTTCCTAATTCCTCTGGAGTCAAATAAGAAATATTATTATTTAGAGTAATATTACCCCCTGTTAAGGTTAACACATATGTACTTTCTAATTCATCTTGAGGGTCTGATTCCGTATTCACAAGACACTTTGTTAGTCGATTACGAATAAAGTTATTAGTTTGATCAATACCTTCATAAACAGTTGCCCTTGGACCTAATAAAGTTAATACAGCATCATCTGCTACTACTTGTGCTGTATCAAATGAAGCAGTATTATTATCTGTAACTGCATCTATATAAGCATCTGCTTTTACACCAGTACCATGAACTCTCCTATCTAACTCAGTTGATGGACTATCAGTATTAAAAGGAGTGCCATCTACTTCAAGAACATCATTACCAATAGTACCATTTACTACAACTGTCGTAGTAACATCAGTAACTGTATCTGCGAATCCAGACCAGTTAATCTGTGCAACACCATCAATATCAAAATCAATAGATGCTTCATTTATTGCAATTTTTGATAGTTTGTAACACAGCCTACTTGTATCTCCAAGTTCAAAATATAAACTTGCGCCTGCAGCAGTATCAGGGCCTAGGGTTGATTTATTTGAATCTGTAAATACCCAATCAGCAACATCTGTAGCATGAGTAGATTGATTAGTAAACCCATAACTAGCATATGTAGCTCGGCCTGAGAACAATGCCCATAGTGCTTCTTCTACTGCGTGTACTTTTCCTAAAGCATCTGCGGTACCAGCAGCTGTACCAACTGCTGCTGTAAATGGACGAATGTAAGTACTAAATGAGAAGTCTACGGGGGCAAGAGAGTCATTAAAAGCTCTTCGTCCTCGACGACTTGTTCCATCA